TCCGTCGCTAAAGGTAGTATCTCAGAGAACACTATTCTATATTTCTCCAATGTATATGGAAATAAGCTTCTTGAGGCAACCGTCGGGTATATGCTCAATAATTATTCAGAATTAAGAAAAACCTTATCAGATGGAACAGAAATGGATGTTGATGGCGTGTTGGTGAGTTTTGATCCCAAACGAACGAAATGTCCTATACACAAAGACATCACGTCTATGTTTGTTTCATCTGCTGATATAACCAGATTGACTGGAGCTTATGATGCCATTTTACCAACTTATAATAGCGACTTAACAGCTAAAGCGCTTGGATTAATACCTGGAAAATCGCCACCTGTGGCCACTGTCGGATATAAATATTGCCGCAAAGTCTCAGGTATGCAAGATAGAACAGTAACTGTCGCAACAGCTGAAGGCACCGCTTCCATAAAGTATAGGGGATCATGGGTTTACGATGGTTTATCTGTGCAAGGTGATTGTGGAGCTCCACTTATTTTACAACAAACTAGTTTGGATAGGAAAATTATTGGAATTCATAGTGCAGGTAGTGCAGGGACTGGAATCGCTCAATGCATAACGAAAGAAATGTTGAATGAGGCCATCTCAAAACTTCCCAAAATGTTCCATTGTCACGTAGAACTACCACTAGTTGTGGAAGATTTACCTAATCAAGATATCATCGGATCAGTTCCTATGAGCGAAGGTTTGATAGTTGAAGGTTTGGTAGATCCCTCCCTTAAAATTGTAGGTTCCACGGAGACTAAAATTATACCATCACGCTTGAATGGAGAAATTAACGGAGAAGCACTCACAGCACCCACTGTTCTGGCTCCTACTAATGGAATTGATCCTATGTACAATGGATTGGTAAAATTCGGAAAATATGTTCCCCTTATTGACACTCGATTGATTGACGTCGCTGCTAATGATGTTAAAAACAATTTAGAAACCAATATTATGGGAATGGACAAATCAAAATACGCTCGCGTGCTTACCTATGAGGAAGCTATTGTCGGTGTGCCAGGAGATGAATTTCTTGCTCCCATAAATCGTAAAACCTCCATGGGTTTCCCTTACACTAGAAAACATAAATTGAATGGGAAAAGAGAAGCCTTTGGAATTGATGAATGGACACTTGACACTCCCCTCGCTAAAGAAGTAAAACGTGACGTTGGAAAACTGATTGAAAACGCTCGAAACGGTGTGCAAACTGATGTATATTGGACTGATACCCTCAAGATGGAACGTCGGACTAAAGAAAAAGTTGCTGCCGGTAAGACCAGAGTTTTTTGTGCTGGACCAACTCATTTTACT